AATAACAAATTGGAAAAAACAAACAAGACCTGTGGACTACTTTACACAGGATCAACTGGTAAGAAGTGGACTAAGTGCAGATACAGTGCGAGGACTTAGCACAAGTTCTTATATGCGAGAATCGCCCAGTGAACTTATAGGCATTAGCAGCAAAGGGCGTCGTGTAACCACAGATGGACAAGATTTTACGCTTACATATAATAGCGAAATAAAGGATCCTAATACAACCAATAAGACTATCCTAGATGGATTGCTTGGTCCAACAGGTAGACGCAAAGGACATAGTATCACACTGGATGACGGTGACATAGACGGAAACAGTAATCAAATACGTTTGCGTACCAGCACAGGTCATCAAATACTAATGAACGACACAACTGGTGTTATGTATGTTGGTAATGCTGACGGTACTAGTTGGATTGAACTTAACAACAATGGTACAATGGATGTTTACGCTCAGGATAGTATAAACTTCAGAAGTAAAAATATACAGTTTCATGCAGATGAAAATATTAAATTCCACAGTAAAGGTTATACACAATTAGTAAGTGAAACCAATATGCATGTTGAAGGCAAGCAACAACTTGTAATGACAAGTAAAGGCGAAGCGGGTATAACTGGTGAAAAAGGCTTGCATTTAAAATCTAACAGTGAATTATTTGCAACCAGTAGTGGTGCAAGTTATATAAACAGTGGCGGCATAATGAGTTTAAATGGTAGTTTGATTCTATTGCAAGGTCCTAAGACACAAGCAAAAACTGCTAAAAACGTTAATGAATTACAAAAAGAAGATACTACTTTCATTGAGGATATAGGCGAGTATATTTTAGATGAAGAGCAAATGGTTACAACCACTGCAGACAGAATTATAACACATGAACCATTTCCCTATCATGGAGTAAAAAATACAACCAGTGCGTACACAGGTGGACTAGTAGGCGGAGGCGGCGGTGCTGGTGGTGCCTTTAGTATTGTAGGTGCTATCGCAGGTGGTGCAATTCCAACGGGGTTAGATGGTGGACTAGCTGCCGCAGTAAGTAATGCTGTACAAGCGGCCACCAGTACTGGAGCAGGAAGTTTTCTAAGTGGTATAGATGGTGGATTAGTTAGTGCAGTTGTTAACCAAGTAGGCAGCAATCCAGTGCTACGAACTGCAGTAACTACAGCACTAGCAAGCACAGGTGTTGGCGCCCCTATAGCCGCAGCACTACAAGGTAGTGGAGGTGCCGGTGCACTTCTTGGAGCCATTGGTGGAAATGCTATACCTGGAAGTTTAGCAAGTAATGTGTTAAGTCAAGTCGCAGGCGGCGGCGCTGGAAACTTTTTAGGACAACTAGCCGGCGGCAATCCAGGATTTAGTGCCCTAACAGATAGCCTAAGTGGAGGACAATTGGGCGGATTAGTGGATAATTTCACTAGTGCAATAGGTGGTACAGATTTTGCAAGTATTACTAGTCAGTTTGGCGATATTACAAGTAACCTTCCAATTGGTGATATACAAAATCAACTTTCGGGTGCAGCAAGTAAATTTGCTGGTGCAGACTTTGGAAAACTTATTACAGATAGTACAGGAAAAATTACAGGACTTACAGATGCATTATCAGAAAATTTACCTGATGTTGCTGCAGGATTTAATCAAGTGATTCCACAATTACAGGATAGTTTGCCTGAATTGTTAAACACTCCTGCACTAAAAGAATTTCCTATTACTGATATGGTACAGCAAGTGAACAATGGTTTTAGTGTTGGTGCACTGGATAGTTTTGACATACAAGGACTTAATGCGGCAGTTGTTAAACAGGTAGGCAGTGGAAACAATCCAGCATTCGTTGATAGTGTAACAAAAAGTGTTGGTAAGTTTGGCTTTAATGTTGATCAACTTAAATCACAAGGCTTTGTGCGTCCAGAAGCAATTTTTAATGATCAACTAGCAGATGCCAGTGTGTGGACAGGCAAAGAAGGTGTTAGTAGTTTAAACAAATTTTTAGGAAACAGTGGTATACAAGAACAAATACAACAGGGTGTAGTTGCCGGCGACTATCAAAAAATGTTTAATGAAGGTGCAATCAAACTAGGTGATAGTAAAAAAGAAATAATGGGCATGCTTACTGCAAGTAATATTAGTTCTCCGGAGATTGCTTCTAAAGTAAGGCAAGGATTTGCACAAGTTGAAGGAACACTAAAGAATACTACAAATATACCGGATAGTGAAGACGTTGCAACTAAAGTAAAAGATGCAATACAAACAGGTGCGGCAGCAAGTCAACGTGTTGATCAAATTAGAGGTGCTAGTGTCGAACAAGTAACTAATAATACTCCTCAACAAGCAACCACTCCAACTAGAACACGAGTACAGGATGAAAGCCGTGCAGGTGAACGCAGGGCTAGAGAAGAAACAATTGCAAGATTGACTAAACAACTTGCAGATGGTGAAGCGGCAGGTACACTAAGCGATTTTAATAAAGCAAGAATTAAAGCAAACATTGTAGCAAACCGTGCCGCTTTGGATAAACTTAACAAGGGTTAAATACTAGTATGGCAGTAGCAACATATAAAGGATTCAGTACAATAAACAATAACTTTGGTAGTTCAAAGTTAACTGATACTGAACTTATAAAAAGAGATTTACTTAACCATTTTGCTATTCGTAAAGGCGAAAAACTTATGAATGGTAACTTTGGCACAAGTCTCCGTGATTTAATTATGGATCCTCTTACACAAGAAACCAAAGATTTAGTTATTCAAGAAGTAAATGACGTACTTGCTGCAGATCCTAGGATTCGTGCCGAAAGTGTGGTACTTGATGAGTACGAAAACGGACTACAGATAGAAATGGTAGTGCGTTATGTACTGGATGATCAAACAGAAAATCTGGTTGTGCGTTTTGATAGGCCCGATCGAGAAGCACAATAATATACATACATTATAAAGCGAATAAATACTGCAGTAATTAATGTAGGAAACTATTATAATGGCTGCAAGCACAAGACAATCAAATTTATTCGCTGCTGAAGATTGGAAGAAAGTATACGAAACCTTCCGGGAAGCAGACTTTCAAAGTTACGATTATGAAACTATTCGTAAAAGTATGGTGGATTATATCCGCACATACTATCCAGAAGACTTCAACGACTTTATTGAAAGCAGTGAATATGTTGCACTGATTGATATGATTGCATTTTTAGGGCAGTCATTAAGTTTTCGCGCGGATCTAAATGCCAGAGAAAACTTCCTAGAAACAGCAGAACGCAGAGACAGTATTCTACGTTTAGCTCGTATGCTAAACTATTTCCCCAAGCGTCAACAGATTGCTCGTGGATTAATTAAAATTGACAGTGTACAAACTACAGAATCAATTGTAGACAGTAATGGAAACAGTCTGCGGGATCAAGAGATTACTTGGGGAGATCCTACTAACACAGACTTCTTAGAACAGTTTACCACAATACTAAATGCTGCAATGGTCAGTACACAACAGTTTGGCAATCCTGCAAGAAACGCCACAATAGGTGGTATTGCAATTGATGAATATCAAATTAAACTCACGCCTGGCACAGTGCCTGTATACGATTTCAAAAGCGATGTAGGTGCACAAAGTCTGAATTTTGAACTAGTAAAAGGTACATACAGTGGAACTGATTTCTTGTATGAAGTAGCACCTCGACCTACTAGTACAACAAATATAATTTATCGCAATGACAACAGAGGCTTTAACAGTGTAAACAATGGATTTTTCTTTTATTTCAAACAGGGCAGTCTACAGAGTGCAGACTTTAGTATCGATGAAAAACTACCTAATCGTGTTGTAGAAGTGGATGTAAACAACATTGACAACAATGATGTTTGGCTATATCAAATTGACGATCAAGGTAGGGAAACTACACAATGGGAGAAAGTTCCAAGTATAAGTGGCAATAACGTCATCTATAACAGTCTTAGTGTAAACAACAAAAATCTATTTACAGTGCGCAGTCGTGCAAATGACCAAATTAGTTTAGTGTTTGGTGATGACGTATTCAGCAATATTCCTAGCGGAAATTTTCGTGTATACTTTCGCACAGGCGTAGGCACAACTTATAAGATTTCACCAGATGATATGAATAATATTCAGTTGGTTATTCCTTATGTAAGTCATGCAAATCAGATTGAAAATCTCACAGTTAATTTGAGTTTGCAAAGCACAGTGGCAAACGCAAGTGCTAGAGAAAGTCTGCGTGATGTTAAAACCAAAGCACAGCAACAGTACTATACACAGGATCGTATGATTACTGGTGAAGACTATCAAATACTACCCTACACCAAATTTAGCACAGTGATTAAAAGTAAGGCAGTGAATAGAACTGCCAGTGGTATTAGTCGCTACTTGGATGTGCGTGATACAACAGGCAAATACAGTAGTACAAATATTGTTGCAGAAGATGGCATTTTTTACCGTACAGAAGACTTACAACAGTTTCAATTTACATTTATTACAGACAGTGATATTAGCAATGTAATTGCACAACAGGTAGAAAAAAATATTCTCAAAAAGGACAGTCTCCACTTTTATTTGAAAAACTACGGCGGCATTGATGTAACAAATCTAAATGCAAGTTGGAACAACACCACTGACAGTGGCGGAACTTGTACTGGTTATTTTAAAAATGATGTAGACAGTCCATTAAAAATTGGAGAATTTAGTAGCAGTAATCTAAAGTATGCAAAGGTCGGCGCACTAGTAAAATTTACTGCACCTAGTGGTAAAGTTTTTGACGTTAATAATAATTTAATTACTGGAACAAGCGGCACAATTAATACCAGAGATTACATTTGGGCAAGTATTAGTGCAGTGGTAACAGATGGTACTAATCAAGGTGTAGGAAATTTAGATACTGGCGTAGGCCCAGTAACACTAAGTGAAGTTATTCCTAGTGAAGCAGTGTTAGATCAAATTATTGCACCATGGATTACCAGTTTGACCAGTGCAGTGCGCAATAGTATTATTGATGCTATTGGAGATTATAAAACATTTGGATTGCGCTATGACAGAGATACACAAGCATGGGCAATAATATCTGCACTAGATCTGAATCAAGCAGATACATTTAGTTTACAATATGCAGGCAACACAAGTAATGTTAATTTGGATAACAGTTGGTTCTTTAAATTTACAAATGATGGCTCAACATACACTGTAAACTATCGAAGTACCAGTTACATTTTTGAAAGTAAACTAGAAACACGTTTTTACTTCGACAAAGACTTGAATATATTTGATCCTCGCACAGGTAAAACAATCAAAGATCAAATTAATATTTTAAAAGTAAATGCCTTGCCCGACAGTGTGAACAGTCTTGCAGTTGACTACAGTATGCAAGTAGATGATATAATCACAGAAACGGATGGGTTTATTCTTACCAATAGAATAAAAGTAACATTCCCAGATGTGGATAGTGACGGTGTTGTTGATGATCCAACAGTTTTTGATGTTGTGGTTGCACCAGATACCAATGCCGCAAGCAAAGTTGTGTTCTATCAAACAAGCACAAGCAGTGGCGGATATTTAACCTACACCGCTGTTGATAGTGTACATTGAACAGCGTTACACAACACAAGCGGCAATAAATGAAGTGCTTGCACAGTTCAGCAGTGGACAAGTATTTTATGCAAGTTCAGATGACAAGTTTTACATCCTAAGTATAAGCGGTGCTAATGTAAAAAGTATAGCACAAACCACTGACTATGTCAAGCGTATAGGACGCAGTGATCTACTATTCAAGTATAGTCATAATGCTCCTAACAATAGGCGTATTGATCCAAGTCCAAGCAATATTGTTGACTTATTCTTATTAACAAGAGCCTATGACGCAGACTATAGAAACTATGTTACTGATATTACAGGTGCAGTTGCTAAGCCTGCAAAGCCTACTACAAATGAACTTAGAGATTTGTTTGGAAGTTTAGAACAGTATAAAAGTGTAAGTGATACTATTATTTTTAACAGTGTTTCTTATAGACCACTGTTTGGCGACAAAGCAGATGAAGAATTACAAGCAGTGTTTAAAGTAGTAAAAAATAACAGTACATTGGTTAGCGACAGCGAAATAAAAGAGCGTGTTGTAAATGCAATCAATCAATATTTTAGTATTGAAAACTGGGATTTTGGTGATGTATTTTATTTTAGTGAACTCAGTGCTTATCTATACAGCATACTAAGTCCAGATGTATTAAGCATCATTATTGTTCCTAAATTGCAAACAAGTAACTTTGGTAGTCTTTTCCAAATACAAAGTCAACGAGATGAAATATTAATCAGTGCGGCAACTGTGAATGATGTAGAGGTTATTGATGTAATTACAGCAAACAGTTTACAAGCCTCAGGCAATGTAGTGAATACAACTGGTGTAAGTCTTAGCAATGAAAGTGTAAGCGCAAACGGCACTAGCACTTCAGTAACTACAGCAACAAATGCAGGCTCTTCGACTACTACAACAAGTAGCAGTAGTAGTAGCAGTTCAGGTTCAAGTGGATCTAGTAGCGGCGGAGGATATAGTTACTAATGGCACTTCGTAAAAGCACACAATTACTACCTAGCGTTTTTCAAACAAATAAAAACACTAAGTTCTTAAACGCAACTATAGATCAATTAATTAGTGAACCTAATTTACAGCGTGTGAACAGTTACATAGGACGCAAGTTTGCACCAAACTATACAGTTGGTGATGGTTATGTAAATGAAAGCACTGCTGATAGACAAAACTATCAACTTGAGCCTGCACTAGTTTATAAAAATCCTAGTAATATTGTTGAAAACCTTGTGGGTTATCAAGATTTTATAAATTATCTAAGATATAAAAATACTAATGTAAACACACATAGCGATCTATTCACACAGGACTACTACAACTACAGTGGTTTTGTTGACCTAGACAAACTAGTTAACTATGGCGAATATTTTTGGTTGCCCGCTGGCCCAGACAGTGTACAGGTTTTTAACAGTACTGTTGACACAGAGCGAGATTACACAGTATATCGCAGTTCGACATCAAGCAGTTATAGTTTTATTAGTGCAACAGGTGATCCAAATCCTACAATTACACTTGCCAGAGGCGGTGAGTATACATTCCAAGTAAATCAATTGGGTCACCCGTTCTGGATACAAACTGAACCTGGCACCAGTGGAATAACCAGTTACAGTAGTTCAACTAGTACCAGAGAAGTGTTGGGTGTTATTAACAATGGTGATGATGTAGGCACAGTGACTTTTGTTGTGCCTACAGCAGATGCACAAAATGATCAGATCAATGCAATTCAGGCTGCAAACCCAGACTTTGCAACAGATTTAACTTACAAGCAAATACATAATGTGCCTTATAGTGCATTCATTGCTGAACATGGCGGTATTGACAAACAGACAATTATTGCTGGCAAAAGTTTAGTGTTTGTTAACACAACCACTGACGAAACTGCTTGGGATCAAGGCGCATTGTTTGATGCATACGGGTTTGATGATCCTGATAATCCGTTTGATGAAACTACTACACTAGATATCAATGTGCGCTATGATGTATATGATATTGCAGTTAACACTATTTCAGGTGTTGACACTATTCAACTTACTCGCAGTGCTGACTGGCCCACTCTACAAAAAGTAAAAATTAAACAAGGCGATACTTACGGCAATAGAGAGTTTTTCAAAAATGCATCAGGCGTACCTGAACTTATTGCTCCTTATACAGCAGGTGCAGATACACTTTACTATCAGGATGGCACAGATGCAAATCGTTTTGGTAAAATTAAATTAATAGAACAAGACACAGTAGGTGCTATTGACGTTGATGAAGAAATTATAGGCAAACAGCAATACACTAGTGAAAATGGCGTAACATTTACAAATGGATTAAAAGTAGAATTCAACAGTGATGTTACACCTACTACATATGCTGACAGAGAATATTATGTTGAAGGTGTAGGGCAACCCCAAGGTATTCAGTTGACTCCTGTGGATGAAATGCTTACGCCTGAAACCTATACAACAAGCACCAGTGATGGGTTTGATACAGTAGCATATGATGCAGGTGGATGGGATGGTACACTCAACGCTCCTGTGGATCAAGACTATATTGTTATTAATAGAGGTTCACCAGATCGCAATGCCTGGAGTCGAGGTAATCGTTGGTTCCATAGAGAAGTAATCGAAGCAACAGCAATATACAACGATTTTATAGCAACAGTAGATGACACCGCAAGAGCAAAACGTCCTATCATAGAGTTTTATACAGGTCTTGAACTTTATAACATGGGTACCACTAGTATTGCTCCTGTTACAGTGGTTGATACAACCCAGACAGATGCATTAAGCAATGTGAATGGCACAACAGGATATTTTGCAGATGGTATTGATTTACAGCAAGGAAACACTGTAATATTCTCTGCAGACACAGATGCAGATGTTAGCAACAAGGTATACCGTGTTGATTACATTAATCAAGACAGTGACGCTACTACAGGAGAAATAATTAACCTAGTAGAAATTACAACTGTGGTAGATGGCAACAGTGTGTTAAGTACACTAGGCGCAAATAATCAAGGTAAACAGTTTTACTTAGATGGTACAACATGGAAATCTGCACAGCAAAAAACTAAGATTAATCAAGATCCTTTATTCAATGTTTTCGATCCAGAACATGTTAGTTTTGATAACCAAACAAAATATCCGAGCAGTAACTTTACAGGCAGTAAACTTTTTAGTTACAAGCGTAATAATAATTCTAGTCCAGACAGTTTTCTAGGATTTGGATTAACATACCAAAACTTTAGCACACTAGGTGATATTGTATTCGAAAATAATTTTGATAACGATAAGTTTCAATATACGAAAAGCACAGGAAATACAAACGTAATACTGCGCAGTGGACATACACATCAGTTTAATCAAAGTGGTGTGCGCAGTCTATACAATGGGTGGACAAAAGTATTAGAGCAAAGTTTTCAATATCAAATTCAAAGTTACACAGTAAGCACAGAACTATACAGTTTTGAGATAGGTGCGCCTGTTGATACTAGCAAAACTATTCAACCATTACAGGTTTATGTAAACAGCAAATTTAAAAAGCCTAGCACATACACACACCTTATACAAGGAACCAGAGAGTATGTAGTGTTCACTGATAAACTTGCAACAGATGATGTTGTTACTATTAAGTTTTTCAGCCTTACTAAATCTCCAACAAGTTTTTATGAGGTGCCGCGCAACCTAGAAAATAATGCTGGTAATGATGTATTTGAAACACTAACACTTGGTCAGATACGCAATCATACTGTTACAATAAGCGAACATATTAAAACACTATCTGGCGAAGCACCTGGTAAGAGCAATCTCAGAGACTTAAATTATCGTGCATATCCAGGCAACATTATGCAACACAGTGCCGGACTTAAACTTCCTATGCATGTTATTGCTGATGACACAGTCAATGCATATAAAAGTTTAGAGTTTGCAAAAAACGAATATACTAAGTTTAAAAACAAGTTTATAGATAATATTGATAAGTTAGAGCTCGATCTTACTGATCCAGCAAAGTGTGTAGATGACATTATTACATTTATGGCAGGTAAAAAAACCAGCACTTTCCCATTTTACTACAGTGACATGTTGCCATGGGGCACACAAAAAAGCGAAGTTACATATACAATTGATGATGTGACAGAAACAGAATTTGAGTTTGCTACACAGTTTGATTTAACTGGTATCAGTAGTAGAGGTGTGTTGGTTTATCATAACAACACACTGTTAAAAGAAAGTGTTGACTATACTTTTGACACAACAGAAGCAAAAATAATATTGACCAGCAATAACCTAGGTATTAGTTTAATTGGGATTGCTGTAGATGACACTATAAAAATTGTAGAATACACAGACACTAATGGTAGTTTCGTACCACCAACTCCAAGTAAACTAGGATTATGGCCCAAGTATGAACCGCAAAAATATACAGATTCAACGTATGTAACCAGTAAAACTGTGGTGCAAGGACACGATGGCAGTATATGGATAGGCTGGGATGACATTAGAGATGACATTGTGCTCGAGTTTGAAAAACGTGTATACAATAATATCAAAACACAATACCGTAAAGAACTTTTTGATTTTAGTACTGTTATACCTGGTTATTTCCGCAGTACATTGGCTGATTTGCAAGAATCAAACAATATTGTACGCAGTCAATTTGGCGAATGGGCACTGAAAAACAAAGTGCGTGTACAACCAAACAATACTGTAATAGCAAACAATGGTTTCACTTGGAACTATAGCAATGGTGTGAATATACTAAACAAACAGCGTGTACCAGGCGGCTGGCGTGAAATGTATCGTTGGTTTTATGATACAGACACTCCGCATACCACACCTTGGGAAATGCTAGGATTGAGTTTAAAGCCAACTTGGTGGGATAATAGATATGGCGTAGCACCTTATACCAGCGGTAACACAGTGCTATGGGAAGATCTTCGTGATGGAAAACTTTATAGTGATGCAACCGGCACAAATTATACTGTTCAAACAAATAGATTACGCCCACTTCTAATGAGTATTATTCCTGTGGACGAACAGGGCAATCTTAGAGCACCTAATGAGTTTTTGATAGATGGGTCAGTAGAAACCAATATATCAAATAGTTGGAGTTTTTCAGATGGTGGTCCGGCAGAAACTGCATGGCGGCGTAGCAGTGAATATCCATTTGTAGCACAGATACTTGCACTTAGTCTTCAGCCTGCGAGATATGGTGCACTTATGTTTGACACAAACCTATTTGAATATAACTCACAGTATGATCAGATACTGCAGCGTAACAAAAGTTACAGACCGGGTATCACTGACTTTAATATGCATGGACAAACCAGTAACGATGGCATTGTTAGAGTAGAAGGTTATAACCAGTTTATTAGTGAATATTTAAGATTTACAAGATATAGCGTAGACGAACAAATTAATAAAATAAACAATTTAGAACTTAATCTTTGTTATGCGATGGCAGGCTTTACAGCCAAACAATATATCAAAGTAATTGCAGAAAGTGTGACACCTGGTAGTCAAACAGAAAATATATTTGTGCCAGATGAAAACATTGATGTATACATGAAGAAAAGCCTTCCTATAGAACGTGTTGTATACAGTGGTGTGCAGATTATTCGCAGAGAAAATGGATGGGAAATGCAAGGTTATGATATTGCTAATCCATTCTTTAAGATTATACCCAGTGAGCCAAGTAGTCAACCTCGGAAGGTAACTGTTGGTGAGAACACATACTTTGAATATAACGAATATGAAAACAGGATTATTAATATCCCATATGGTACTGTAATTACAAATAGGCAAGGTGTATTTGATTTCTTGGTTAGTTATCAACGCTATCTACTCAGCAGAGGATTTCAGTTTAATAAAACAGATGAAAAAGGCACCGCACTAGACTTTGTTCATTCCGGTCGTGAGTTTGCATTTTGGACAGACCAAGGATGGCCCGTTGACAGTGTGCTAGTAATTAGCCCATTCGCAAGCAGTCTATCACTTACTCGTGAAAACACTACTGTTGATAATCTAGTAAATCTTGGTAACATCAAAGATGCAAACGGCTCAAAAGTAAACCCTAAGTTCTTTGACGTGAGTAGAATAGACAATACAGTAGAAATAACTGTAGATCCAGAAGCAACTCAAATATATGCTGCTCAGTTAGATCCAATCCAGTATGAACATGTGCTAGTTTTTGATAACACAACAATATTTAATGACATTATCTACCAACCAGCACTAGGCAATAGACACAGTAGACTAAAACTAATTGCTGCAAAGAGTGGTGACTGGAATGGTACAATGCATGCTCCAGGGTTCTTTATAAATGAGGATAAGATTAATCTCTGGCAAAATTACACAGACTATAAAAAAGGTGATTTTGTAAGTTTCCAAAATAAAACATATGTTGCCAAATATCAAATTGATGGCAGTAAATTGTTTGATTACAACGATTGGACATTGGCTGACAACATAACCACAGGCATGGTTAAAAACCTTACTAACAAAGCAGATCAGTTTAATAACTTCTTTGAAATAGATAATCTTAATCTCGAAGATGGAGTAGACAAACTAGGTAAAGGTATTATTGGTTTCAACAACAAAGACTACTTGGAAGGCCTAGGTCTAGATGATATCAGTCAAGTAAAGTTCTATCAAGGCTTGATCAAACAAAAAGGCACAGGCAGTGCTATCAATAAACTTATTGATGCCGAACTTACAAATTTAGATCAAGAAATTGATTACTATGAAGAGTGGGCATTTCGTGTTGGTGAGTATGGCAGCATTGACAGTAATCAAGTTATAGAAGCAATTATTCCTGAAAAAGAGGCTACAAATAATCCATTCGTTGTTCATTTTCATTCAGATGGAGATTTACCCAGTGAGTCAATAGTAGGACACTATCATATCCAGGAAAAAGATCTATATAAAACTCCAAACAACTATACAGGTGATGTATTTGCAAGTCGCGATACAAACACTGTAACTCTAAATGATTTAGATAGCGCAGGCTATGCACGTCTAGATGATGTTGACTTTACTGTGTTTAATGGTGATGAGCTAGAAGCACTCAGTAGTCGTATAAGTGAATTAGGCAAAGGCAAAAAGATTTGGATTGCTACAGATGACACAAATGCCTGGGGCATGCGTCGTATTGATGAAACACTAAGCACAGTAACTAGTGTTGAAAGCACAGGAAATGGATACTTAATTTACACAACTGATCGCAACCATGGACTTGTAAAAGATGATTATGTCATTGTCCGTGCTGCTCAACCTATTGGTAAAGTTGCTAAAATTTATGAAGTTTCAAGTCCAAACAAGTTTACTATTCAAGATGCAACTACAGAAGCAGATATACAGAATGTGCGCATTCCTATGTACAAACTTAGCAGTGTGCGTTTTAGCCAACCAAGTGATATGGCAACGTTTACACCTGTCAGTGGATGGGATAACAAAGAACTAGTTTGGGTTGACAGGAATACTTCAGGTACTTGGAGTGTACTACAGAATGCTCGTCCATGGACTACAACTGGAATTAAAACTGCGGCGGCAATAACTGCTAATGACAAGCATGGTACTAGCGTTACAATAAATGCGGCAGGTACACTTGCAGTTGTTGGCGCCCCAGAACAGAGTGCAGGTATAATTACTCCTTATGTTAGAGTAGAAGGCGGCACACTAGCAGAAAGCACAACAGTTAGTGTGCAAACAATAGGTGATAGTGTAGATAGTTTTGGTGCAAGTGTTACAGCAGGTGTTGATTATGTAGCAGTAGGTGCACCAGACACACAGAGTAGCACTGGTGCAGTGTTTGTTTATTATATTGATAGTACAGGCACATTTAACAGACGCCCTGCTCTACGTCCAGCAGATTTATCTAGCGGTGATAAGTTTGGATTTGATGTTTGTGCAAGTGGAAATGGTAGACATTTATTTGTAAGTGCACCTGGTGGTGACACAGTATATGTTTACACTCTTGTGGACATTGCAACAACAAGTGAACGCAGTTACACAATAACAACAGATGGCAGTGCAACATTTACTCTAAACTTTACTCCAATTGGTATACAAGCACTTAATGTTACAGATGAAAACGGCAAAGTATATTTGCCAAACAAAGACTTTACACTTAGCGGTGCAGATATCACATTTACAAGCACCCCAGGTAGCGGTTTAGATATTGTTGTAAGACAGCAGGATTACTTTGCACAAGTAGGCACACTTGTAGGTCACGACACAATGACAGGTGATAACTTTGGTTATGACATTGATTGTACATATGATGGAAGATATGTTGTAGTAGGTGCACCCGACAGTGCTATTGCAAATAGTGATAGTACAGTGCTTGCAGGTGCAGGTGAAGCATATGTGTTTGCACAAGTTGTTGAACGTTTTGTAGCAGACGGCACACTTAAAGAGTTTACTACTAATGCAACACTGCAGACAAAGATCTTTGTTGAAATAGATGGCGTACTACAAACTGAAACAGATAATGATGATGTTCCTACTGACAATGAAGGTAGTAGTGATGGTTTCTACACAAGAACAGCAAACACTGTAACATTTAAGTTTACACCTACAGCAGGTTCTAGTATTGTTGTATACACAGGCAGTTTTGCAGAAAAACAACGCTTAGATCAAAACATTACTGGACAAGCACCTGGACAAGGCGAATCATTTGGTAAGAGTGTTAGTATTGATACACAGGGCACAATTGTTGCTATTGGATCTCCCGGTGAGGATGAAACAAATCCAAACACAGGCAGTGTGTTTATATTCCAGGACAGCGGTAAAAACTATGCAACTGTAACAACAAATGCAACACATACTCAAACATTAGGTGATATATTCTATGTTGATGACTACCGTGTTACAGTAAGTGAAACAGGAACTAACCCTACAGGCATTGCTAGTGATATTAATTTAGCAGATATCCCAGGTGTAAGTGCAAGTGTCAATAGTGCAGGACAGATTGTAATTACAACTACAAACAGTTTGGATAAAAACAAACTTACAGTCAATCCTGGTACTGGTCAAATATTTGTAAGAGATAGTGTAATTGCTCCGTTTGTGTTCACACAAAAAATTAATCATCCACAGAGTTACGAAAATGAAAACTTTGGTGAAGTTGTACAATTTGACAAGCATTATGGAATAGGCTCTGATGCTTATCCAGGCACACGCAACCTAGTAGTTGCAAGTGATCGTGCAAGCACACTGTTAGCAGTAGGGTTTGATGTTGAAGATAACAGTAACAGTGAACAGTACCTGGAAGCAACTACAACATTTGATAGTAATGGCACAACATTTACTGATAGAATAACAGCAAGTGGTGCTGCATATGTGTACGAACTGTTTGATGCTTACCAGGAAACAATAGCAAATCCAAAGAAAATGGTATTTGGACAGCAACTTAAGAGTACAAATATTAGCGAGTTAGATCAATTCGGTCACAGTGTTGCATTTAGCGACAACAGAATTATTGTAGGTGCACCACAGGATGATACAACACGAGGCTCAACTGCACTAAGCAACAGTGGTAGCGTTTATGAATTTAATAACGATCGTACTAGCAGCTGGAACGTACTACGCAGTGAAGGCGATAGAGTTGATGTAACACAAATTAATAGAGTTGCACTTTACAATAAACGTGATGGTCAGGTAAAAGTTTTCCTAGATTATATTGATACTACTAAAGGAAAGATTGCTGGAAGTGCAAAACAAGAACTAAGTTATGTCAGTAAACAAGATCCTGCGCTGTATGATAATAACATATGGACCTACACTTACAAAAACAGACTTTGGTGGGATACCAGCACTGTACACTACTTACTAAGTGAACAAGGCAACAGCGACTTCCGTACAACCTATTGGAATACACCTTTTCCGGGTAGCACCATTGACATATATGAATGGATCGAAAGCACAGTCCCTCCTGTTAATTACACAGGCGAAGGAACACCACGCAGTGTAGAAGATTTTACGACTGCAAATGTATACGATAGTAAATCTGACAGCACACAACTTCGCTATTATTTCTGGGTAAGTGGACGCACAGATGTTCCAGTAGAAGCAGATTTTAGAACACTTAGTGCTGATAGTGTAAGAGCAATTATTGAAGATCCAAAAGCGCAAGGTATTCCTTATGTTGGATTTTTAAGCAGTGACGAAATAGCACTGTACAATTGTAAGCAATATTTTTCAGACAACGATACAGTGCTAAGTGTTAACTATGATGTAGTTAAAAATGATGGTGTGCTACACAGTGAATTTGAACTATATGGCAGAGGTAATGTTGATCAGGATATTCCTGCAAGAATGTATCGTAAACTTGTAGACAGTTTGGCTGGAACAGATAGTGTTGGTAACCTGGTTCCAGATCCGTTCCTTAGTGAAGTGGAAAAGTACGGTGTACTAACCCAGCCTCGTCAAGGGTTATTTGTAAGCCGTGCTGCTGCTCTTAAAGTGTTAGTGCAATACTGTAACAGTATATTTACAACTGCACCTTTTGCTAGAAATAGTAACCTAGCAAAACTTTTAAGCAGTGAAAATATACCAACTGTGAATAGCGGAGAATACAATAAAAGTGTTGACACAATTGATGAACGTGATTTCCTTAACACTGCTATTCTTGCAACAGGTTACAAAGTCCTAGTGCTTGAAGATGAAAATAACAATAACTACTGGACTATCTATACACTACAAGCCAATAAAAGTTGGTTATTGACAGACATACAGAGTTACAATACAGCAGACTATTGGAGTTATCAGACTTATTATGCTACAGGTTATGATAGTACCACTGTTCCAAAATATCAAGTGACACTTGAAGCAGATCTTCTTACACTTACAGACGCAGTGGAAGGCGAAATTGCTAAGGTTACTAGTAACGATGAAGGCAACTTTAGTATGTTTGCACTAGACAGTGATGGTAACTGGGATGAAGTAATTATTGAGCGCGGTACTTTAAAATTCAATGATAGTTTATACAGTTTTAGTACACTTAATAGCAGTAATCAAGCAACTGGTTTTGACAACGACGGCTTTGATTTTGCTCCTTATGACAAAGTGCCTGCAGACGAAATTCGTCAAATCATGGACGCACTCAAAGAAAACTTATTTGTTGGTGACTATGAAGTTAATATGAATGAATTGTTCTTCCGCTTGATGGAATATGCACTAAATGAAAATGACTTCACACAAGATTGGCTGTTTAAAACCAGTTTCATTACAGTAGCACATAAAATAAGAAGTTTGGATCAGTACAATACATTCAAGTATGACAACACAACATTCATTGAAGATTTCATTGAAGAAGTTAAACCATACAAGACCAAGATACGCGAGTATGTAAGCAAATACGATAAATTAGATTTATACGACAGTGATACCACTGACTTTGACATACATGCTTTTTACGACGAATCACTGCAATTATTCCGTAAACCTAGTGGTGACTACACAGGCGATGAAATTACTCGCACACAAGGATTGAATAAACCTTGGAGTGAAAATTATGGATATCGTGTAGATAGTTTAGAAATTGTGTCAGCCGGCACTGGCTATCTTGATGATCCTACCATTACAATTAGTGCACCGCAACTTTCAGATGGTGTGCAGGCAACTGCAACTGCTAAAACAAATGGCGATTCTATTGTTAGTATTACAGTAACAAACAAAGGTAGTGGGTATACGCAAAACCCTACAGTAACAATAACAGGCAGTGGCAGTGGACTAGTTTTAAGTCCGCGCATAAGCAACAGTACTACTAGAAGTTTTGACACTACTATTAAATTTGACAGAATAAGTTATTCAAGTGCAATTAAAGATTGGACAGCAAATACATCCTATACAGCAGGTGATATTGTTGCATATAAGAATACTACTACACAGAGTCAGGAAGTTTACGATGTGGTTGTATCGTTTACTAGTGGAGCAACCTTCAGTGTTGAAAACGACAGTGGCGTAACTGTGCTAACAGTTAAAGCAGATGCAGATTTAAGCACCACAGCAGATAGAATTGCAGCTTACTATTATCCAACAGATGGCATGATAGGCGATGATCTAGAACTATTACAAAAAGGCACAGGTTATTTGAGCAACAAAGTTCAAGGTGCAGGCTTTGAGCAAAGTCCAGGCTTTGATAGTGGCAACTTTGATACTGTTGCATTTGATGCCCTTGAAGTAGACTCAGATGGAATAGAACTACTAGGTAGTCTAATAGATACAACAATAAGCAGTTTGTTTACAGATTTAGAACTAGGAACTCGCCCAGAAGACATTAACATTGATGGTGCAGGATTTGTCGATACTTACAACAGTCATGCTCCTGAAGAACTTATTCCAGGCAGAGTATATGATACTTTGGACATGGAAGTGTATACTCATGCAAGTCATGATTATGAAAAAGATGGTAATGCGCCTGAAATAAAGTATACTAGTTTCACTGATACTACAGCAAGTATAGTAGATTTCCAATATGGAGATCCTACAAAGAGTAGTGATGACTTTGAATACTTGATTGTGTATAAAAATGCAGAACGTGTATACAACTTTACAGTGGACTATGAAAGCAAGGAAGTTGTACTAAGTTCACCACTAACAGCAACAGATATCCTGCACATCTATGCTTACGGTGTTACAGGTGAAAAACTTGTAGGTGAATACACATATGAAGGCGACGGCAGTACAGTATCATTTGTACTAAGCAATGTGCCTACACTTACGCAACAAAGTTTGGTATTTGTAGACGGTGTTGAAACTGCAACTACAGTTGGACAACAGGACAACAGAACACTTATTACTTTTGCAACAGCACCTGACAATGGCGCACATATTCATGTGTTCACATTTAATCAAGCAACTAGTAGAGATGCGCCAAGCAGAATAGCACTGCAGACAACTACAATGACTGCAGGCACATTTACATATAGTTTAGATAACACTGTAAATTATGCACAACCATTTAGTGGCAACACTGTAGTTGAGATAGACAATGTGAGACTGCGTCCTGCAAACAGCAAGTATCACACAGGTGATGGATCAACTACACAGTTTGCTATTAGTGATACAGCAGGCGAAACAACAATAGGAAACGTTAGTGATATTGGTGTTGCAGTAATACAACAGAGTACAAACACAACACTAAATGCAGTTCGCAATATTGACTACACAGTATCAAGCGGTGACGCATTTATAACAATGACTACTGCACCTGCAGATGGTGACACAGTTATTGTATACAACAGTGCAGATGCTGAATACACTATAAGCGGTGATGGTACTGAGATTACTATTGATACAGGATACAGTTTCACAAGTTCAAGTGTAATGCGTGTCAACACATTTGCTAACCATGATCCACTACGCATACAAACAAAAGTACATGTTGGACAGGGCACTGGATCAACTACAATTATTGATGAATTTGATGAAGTAGGATTCGATAGTGCAGGATTTGACAGAAGTACAGTAAGTGGTACAGTTGGTACCTATAGTGTTGACAGAGCAGTAGCAAATGTTAACAACTTCTGGGTAACAGTTGATGGTGCAAGATTGCATCCAGGAGATTATATTACTAACGGTAGTGAAATTATAATGAGCACTGCAGTTCAGGCAACAATTAGTGGAACAAGTGTTGTAGTTATTACACATATTAGTGAAAATCAAATACAGCCAAGCACTGGCTTTAGAATATTCCAGGATATGAATGGCAATATTGAATATTTGAGAATGTGCAAGGATGCTACAACAGAAGTGAAGGAAGCAATTGACCTTACAGATGAAAAGATCTATGTTACGGATGTAAGTGTACTTCCGTTTGTAACTCCTGACAGCGAATTTCCTGGTGTTGTGTTTATTGGCAGTGAACGTATTACATATCGTGAAGTAAGTCTAGAAGACAACTACATTAGTGGACTACGCAGAGGTACAGCAGGAACACAAATTTACACAAGAATTGCACCGGGTTTCCTAGTAGTAGATGGTAGCAGAGATCAATACTTGCCTGCTACAGATACACACACTAAGACATGGTATGATTTGGGCAGTGGTACAGCGGCAGATGGACTTGGCTTACAGCAATCAAGTACAGTGAATGCTAACTTTCTTAAGGATTGTGAAGCACAGGTACCTAACTATAGATTAGAACTAAATGAAAAACTTTATATGGCGGAAGGCTATGTAGAAGATGACTATGTAGAAGAGCTCTTATAACAGTGGATAAATACTGCACAACGAGGATTAAAGAATGGCTATAACACTAAGAGGCAACAAAAGCCAAGCACTAACACATGATGAACTGGACGGTAACTTTACCGATCTAGATGGACGCACCACTACTATTGAAGGTGCTTACATTAAAAGCGTCAATAGTGTTACTCCTAATAGCAGTAATGAACTTACAATTGATACAAGCAATTTAACAGAAGATCCCAGTGCAACAACTACTAGTGGCACAATGTATTTTACCAATGCCCGTTCAAGAGCAAGCATTAGTGTTACAGACAGTGGCGGTGATGGTAGTCTAAGTTATAGCAGTAGTACAGGTGTCATTACATATACTGGTCCAAGTGCAGCAGAAGTTCGCGCACACTTTACAGGCGGCACTGGTATTACTCTTAGCAGTGGTGACATAAGTTTAGATTTTACAGAATTTGATACAAGTAATGTAGTTGAAGATCCCAGTGCTACTGGTTCAACAGGTACACAATATTTTACTGATGCTAGAGCTGATGCTCGTATTGCTGCGGCAAGTATTGATGATTTAAGTGATGTTGAACTTGGTGTAAGTCAAACAGATGGACATGGACTTGTATGGAATGCAGGTGCAGGACGTATTGAACTTGCAGAACTACCAGGTGCAGCAGGCGGTGAAGCAAACAGCGGCCAAAACGTGGGCGGCTTCAACGAAATCTTCCAGGGCAAAGCAGGTGTTACATTTAACTTCAGAACTATTGACCATGGCGATAATATTACAATTACACAGAACACAGACGATATTGTTATTAGCCTAGTGAGTGCACCAGAGTTCGGCAACTTAAAGTTTAACAGCGAAGCAAATACTATTGAGAATATAAGCACAAACGCTGACATTATTCTAAAGCCTAACGGTACAGGCACGGTAAAGATAGATGGCGATTTATTGCCTAATACTGATAGCACATATGATTTAGGTGCTAGTGGAACTGAATGGGCAGAACTACATGCTGACAGTATATACGGTACAATAGCAACAGCAAGTCAGACAAACATTACTGCAGTTGGTACACTGGGTACTCTTGCTGTCACAGGACAAGCGGACATAGATGATATACGCATCTCAGGAAATAAAATTGAAAGTGATGTAAGTAATGCAGATCTTACACTGGATGCAAACGGAACTGGTACTATTAATGTAAGCAGTAATCGTATTACAAATGTTTCAGATCCTAGCGGTGCACAGGATGCCGCTACCAAAGCATATGCAGACACTATGTTACCACTAGCAGGTGGAACAATGAGTGGTAATATTGCAATGGGTACAAACAGTATTACTGGAATGGCTGATCCAAGTAGTGCGCAGGACGCAGCAACTAAAAATTATGTTGACAGCGCACTCAGCAGTGGAACAACAATCTTCACACTACAGGCAGACAGTGGTTCCAACGACACAGTACAAACAGGCGATACTATTGACTTTGAAGGCACAGCAAATGAAATTGAAACAGTTGTAACCAGTAACAAAGTTACTTTTGGATTACCAGATGATGTTACAGTTACAAACAACCTAACCATTGGCGGCAACTTTACTGTAAATGGTACAACCACAACAGTTGACACAACAAACTTAAACGTTACAGACAGTTTGATTAGACTTGCAGTGGGCAATGAATCAAGTGATGCACTTGAC